GAGTTTTGTTTCTAATGCGGTACGGATTTCAACTAGTGCCATTTAATGCTCCTTCAAATAATGCAACAGATACACGCACCATACCTGCCGGTGCTTGCCTACTATGAAAATCATATTCTAATGCTCCAATATATGGCACGTTATTGGTTAAGTAAACAACACTGCCTGCCCTGCGTGGAATTGTTGATTGTATTTTTTCAACTGTACTTGTACGGTCTTCACCTACAAAAGGCGATCCGATTGTGCAGTGCCAGTTTCCGCGAGCATTGCCGCCAACATAACCTTCAGGTGCTGACGCTGGATTTTTCCATTGACTAGGATTTCCAACTGGTGTCATCATAATAATATTCTTAAACACTTCACTTGTTGCAGCGCGTATTTTATTATCAACGTGACCATTAGCACGCGCCACAATTTGCGACATTGAACCTGTCATTTTCTCACCTGCATTTCATAAAGTGCGGGTAATTCACCCGACCATATATGACGAACCGCCACCACTTGATAAACTTCACTATCAACGGTTACTTTATCGGCTGGCTGTGGCGTTGGTGCACCTAATGCCGCGATCATTACCTTTCTGTCGCCTGCTTGAACTACGCCACTAATAAAATCAATTCCGTTATAGTCTTTGATAACGGCAGTGTGATTGGTTGATGTTGTTGTTCCGCCCGATAACTCACCCGTTGTTGGGTCATAAGTGCCCTCAACAATTGACGTTAATGTAATTGATTTGCCAAACTTATCCAGCAATTTATCTGCTGTGGAGCGAGCGCGAGCATCAAGTGTCATGTCTTATCCGTTAACGTCTGCTAAACTACTAAGTAACGGCAATAACGCATGAACCGTTTGGCGAAACAATTTATCTTTAATTTGCTGCTCTAGTGGAAGCTTATTAAATGGAACGATACACGGATGTGTTTTAGCTTCTGCGTCTTTTACTTCACCATAAACCCACCCTTCCTTTACTTTTTCTGCCAACCATGAGTCATGTGACGCTGAATCGCTTGCATTTGGGTTATTGCGGTGAAATTCAACACCAATAATTGCCGAATTACGTTGCCAATCTGGTGTGTTTTCAAAATCAACTTGTGTGTTATCGCCAATGCTTTCGCAGTAGGCCTTGTTTAGCTGGTGGCTTACTCGTGCAATATCTTCATGTGTAATTTGTTTCATATAAATTCCTTTATTTTAAAATTATGTTCTCACCAGCGATCTAGACATATCGTTGCCTTGTTGTTTAAAAAACACGGATAACATGGCGTCAATTTGAGCATAGCGTGTTTGCTGTGGTGAATATTTGTCATATTCTACTTCAATCACGTCCACTTTTTCACGAATAACGCCTTGCGTTAAATCCTGCATTAAAATAGCTGTGTAAGATTTCAATGCTAATTCAGCACACGCATTTTTTACAGTGGTTGGCACAATGTCAAAATCCACATATTGCGGAAAAACATTTGCCGATAATGAATCAATTAATGGAACGTATAATCGCGGCCAGTCAAGCGACTGTGTCGAGTATCTGCGATAACCCGCATATTGCAAACGATATTGCGCCACCATATAGTCTGTGGCTTTGCGTAGTAATTGCTCTTTTGTTGCATCGCTGGTAATTGCCGCCCACGCTGTGTTGCCAATGTTTGCATGGTAGGTTGTCGCGTCTGCTACTGAAACATAGCTTTCAGCGTTTGCAAGTCCAGTGCCGTCTTCAACGATTAACGCCATTTTAATCCTCCATCCATTCAATCATGCCGTAAATTCCGCTGCCAGAAACAACTGAGTTATCTGCAAAAATAATAAAACCTTCATTTTTTGCCAATATAAAACCTTCACCATTATTGCCAAACTCAATAGTTGACGCATTTCCAGTGAATTTAGAAATAACTGAGCGTTCCATAAAATAGGGCTCTTGCGTCACGCCTGTCATATCTAAACCCGCTTGATTGCGTAAGCATAGCATTTTGCTAGGCTCATTTTGATTATCGTACTTTGTTGCAGTTAATGTTGTACCGCTTGTTGGTGTGCCTTTAATGCGAGCAAACGCATAAACTGAATTATCATTTCCGCCCGCGTCTGCGCTATCTAGCTGGATGTGCATTTTTGTTATACGCAGTGATGTGTCATCAGTATTAACAAACGCCTGATAAACTGTTCCCGCTGTGACCGTAGTTGGTTTTGTTGCTATTTTGCAAACGTAATGCTTCATAAGTCCGCCATAAATAAAGGCGGGAGAACGCGAACAGGAACGAACGCGAACCCCCTAGAAAAATTAACCGAGCAACGTAGCAACGTGGTTTGGTTTCCATACTTTTACGCCATACAAACAACGCACTTCAAGCATAGTTTTCATATAACCTTTATAAACTGCAATTTCAAATACTAAACCGCTTGTTGGGTCTTGTACTGTCATCACGTCAACAGCAGAATCACCACCGTTTGGCATTGCAGGTGGGCGCATGCCTAACTCGACTGCTGATTTATGAAACGCAACGCTTGGTGTGTAAGAGTCGCCAACTGTTAAAGCGTTAGCTGTAGCAATGACTTTTTGTGCGCCTGGTGCGTTTAATGAAATAGTGCCAGCAGCAGTAACGCCTGTTCCAACAACATATTTGTTTGCAGTATCTGCCGCAAATGTTACAACGTCACCCGCTAATACTGTGCCGCTACCTGTTACCAATGCAATGTCAGTAACACCAACAGCAGTTGAGCCAGAAGTAACGTAAGAAGTACCACCGCCTTTTGTGTGCGTAGTAATACCAGCCGATTCTTTAATCATGATGCCTTGCAAATCAAGCAAAGTACCTTGGCGGAGTAATGCTTCATTGCCTGAAGTGTTAACTTGTTGAAGTGCTGCAAGGTTGCGCAATTTAACGCCAGCCGCTGTGTTCATAATCAATGAAATTTGATTATCAGTAGGACAGCCGTTATCAACTAAGATTTGACGCACTTGCGCAATAGTGTCGAAGTTAGACGCGAATGGTGTAGTGCCTGCTGAACCTACAGCGCGTGATGCGCCTTTGTAAGCAGCCGAGAATAAATCTTGTTCAATTTTGTTGCATAATGCGCGGATTGCTTGGGCAATTTGATCGCCATAAATGGTTTCATAGCCTGCGCCATTGTTGACGTGTTTAATATCTTCACCAGTCCAAGGAATCTGAACCGAAGCGTAAGAATCAAGCGTCATTGTTTTGTTGTCAACGGTTTGATCTGTACCTTCAGGAATTGTCATTGAAGGCGCAAACGAAGTGTTAACGCTTGGTGTGCGAGTGAATGCCGCACGGATTGTGTCGCCTTTTGCAGCGCGGGTTGTTGCATCACCATTGATGGTAGATGAAGGGATAAAACCAACTAATTCACGACCGACTACATCTGCCGCTTTGTATATGTCTGCTGCTAATTGCGATAAGGTATTTGCCATCTTGATTGCCTTCTAAAATAAAAATAAATATTAGACGGCAATCGAAACAGGATAAAAATTAATCTGTAACTTTGCCGCCACTTTTTGCAAAAATTGCCCGCTCTGGGTGTGACATATTGTCAAACGTTGAACGGCTTACAACTTGTTGTCCAGTGCTACCACTTCCACCATTTGCGCCACCACCGTTATTCTGTGGTGCTGCAATATAATGTTTGCCGTCATCACTGGTCGCCCATTCTGTTACGAACGCGCTTAAATCTTTGTCGCCTATAACTGCCTTGCGTGTGTCGCCATCAATAGCGATTTTCGCCTGTGATGATAACATAGCTTTTACCGCAGGTAAAAATGGTGTAGCAACACCAGCCTTAACTAATGCGTCTGTCAAACCATTATCTAAAAGCAATTTAGATGTAAACCCACTTTCTGAATCTAATGCGGCTTTAGTTTGCTCAAATGCTTTTTGCTGATCTTTGATTGTTTTTTGTGATGCCGTTAGATTGTTTTCTAACTCATCAATTTTATTTTGTAGTTTATCCAATTCCGCTGGATCTATTTGCTTTCCTTTTCGTGCCTCTTTCAGCT